AAAGGCATAAGTGTCTGCAAGGTTCATACTCTCTGCTTGTATTTTAGATAATGCCATTAGATACCAAATGCCTCCTTAATTTCATCTACTGTTAATCCTAAGTCTTGGAGTTTTTGTTTAGCAGATGCTTTGTTGTTTTCTTTATCTATTTCTTCTTGTTTTAATTCTTCAATCTTTGCATTGACTTCGGCTTCAGTAGGCATCGTTGCATTATCATCTATTACTTTTACATCACTATATGTCATCTCAGTTTTATTCATTGATGTTTCTTTCCACCCATACCATTGAGGTATAGTTGTGTTGAATTGACATAAAGCTAATTGTAACCAATCTTTTTCAATCATTATGTGTCTCCTAATCTTGTAAACAATACTGATGTAAAATTTGTGCCATTATTTCCATATACAAAACTTCCTGTACCTTGAGAGGCTATACGAAATTTACATTTATGAGTGCTTGTACTTGTTACATCAAATAAAAATGAACAATAACAAGTTGCTCCTTGTGTTTCTCCACCACCTACACTTGAATCTACTCTTGTTACTGATGCTGAAGAATAAGTGCTATTGTCTGTTGTTGTAAAAATATTAGTTTCCATAGCGTCTGCTGAACCTAAGTTACTTGTAACTTGAAAGTCAATTAACCAAATTCCCGTATTAGGAAATGTAAAAATACCTGAACTCTCTGTCATTCCTGTACCAATATCACCATAGCCGTCACTATTTACTCTTGACCAATTGGAAGTTATATCATAATCACCACCACCTGATGTTGTGTTAGCAGTCATTCTCCATTGGTCTGCTTCGGTAATACCTTGAGTTATAGTAGCACTACCACCTAAAGAAACAGCAGAGCCATTTAAAGTAATAGATGAGTTAGCAAGTTTAGAGTTAGCAATACTTCCCGCTAACATATCGTTAGTAACAGAACCGACTGCGGGTGTCTTTGTGCCGACTGTCCTTCCTAAAAATAATATCCAACAGCTATCACTAGCAGAGATAGTTCCCCCTAGTGTTAATTGATTACTCGATACAGTATAGCTAGATACATTCTGTCTAACATTATTGACAAAGACAGCGACATCTTCCTCATTAGATACAGAATAATCTAACGTATAAGTAGCACTCCCTGTACCAGTAATCTGTTGGGAAGCAATACTTAGATAAGTATCTGTCGGTTGTACTCCAATATATGCCATTATGTACTAATTGCGTCTACATAAGATACAAGAACGTCTACTGCACTAGCTGTATCAGCATAGGCTTTAACGACATCTGCACTCTGTATGACAATCTTACTCCCAGAATCTATAAGTTCTAATGATCCACCTAAAGGTAAAGGTGCATCTTTAATTACAAAATAATCTGTTCCACCAGAACTAATTAAAACAGTTACATTAACTGCTGTTGTGTGTTTATTCACACATCTAATAGAAACGATTGCATCATCACTGTTAGATGTAACTAGTGTCGTAGGTGAACCAGATGAGTTTGAGATTGAACTTGCGTATGATCTTTCAAAGTCTTGTGCCATCTATTTCTCCTTTATAATGCGATAGACATAGCTGTCGCAAATCCTTTCGTTGCATATGGTGTTAAATCCACAGAACTAATAGCGTTCCAGGAAGAACCATCATAATATTTCAATTCATTAGAAGTAGTATTAAAGTATAAATCTCCAGCGTTCAAGGCATCTCCGTCATTATCTACTGTCGGATCAGATGCTTTTGCTCCTAAGTATGTATCATCAAAGTTATCAGCAGCTAATTCAGCAGCAGTTTGTGCAGCTTCGGCAGCTGTCTGAGCTGTTTGTGCAGCTGTTGCAGATGTAGCAGCATTAGTCGCTTGTGTACTTGCAGTTGTCGCAGAGTTTGCTGCATTAGTTTCAGATGTCGCTGCATTAGTAGCTGACGTACTTGCTGCACTAGCTTGTGTAGTAGCAGTAGTCGCTGATGAAGCAGCATTGGTAGCTGATGTAGATGCAGCAGAAGCCTGTGTTGTTGCTGTCGTTGCAGATGATGCCGCAGATGTTGCAGAATTTGCAGCATTTGTTTCGCTTGTAGCCGCATTTGTTGCACTTGTAGAAGCATTACTTGCTTGTGTAGATGCTGTAGTAGCACTCGTTGCTGCATTTGTTTCTGAAGTAGCAGCATTAGTTTCAGATGTAGCGGCAGCTGTCGCTGAGTTTGCAGCAGCAGTTGCACTACTTGCAGCAGCAGTAGCTGAAGCAGCAGCGTTTGTTGCAGAAGTCGTTGCTGATGCAGCGTCTACTAATAAATCCCACTTTGCAGAATCTGTATTAGTTGTTAAAGGTTGTGATCCTGATGATGTATGATTAGTATTTGCTATAAATATATTATTTGTAGAAGTATCTTTAACTATATCTCTTTGTACATATGCAGTACTAGCTGACCAGTTTCCTTTAAATGTGCCTATTTCTTGTGAAAACTCTAATGCGTTTCCAGCACTATTTACTGTTAGTAGTTTGTTTGCTACTAACTCTGGGAATGTTAGACCATAAGCTGTACTAGTTGCTGCTTTAGCTTTGACAGTAAAATTAAAATCTCTTTCATTTTGCTGGATCATAGCAACAATTTTGTCTAACTCAGTATTAAGTGTTTCTATAGGAAAGTTACCAGATACTGGGAAATCTGATGTTCTTGATACAGCTAAGTTTCTAAGGATAGTATATGTGTCATTAAGAGTAGCACCAGCACCGAGAGTAATAGATCCACCTCCTGATACACCAGCACCAGTAACTGAATATTCTGTTGCAGATGATGGACTAGTAGCTAGTGTTAGTGTAGTATCTACACCACCAGCATTAGTATTAATAACTAATAGATCATCATCAGCAAAAAACTCAAATGGTACAGTAAATGTAGTCTGTCCAGACGTAGCTGTATATTGTACTCTAGGTGATGTATCTGATATAGATAGTGCCATGATTTACTAATATAGTCCTTTCTCTATTTTATCAAATAAAAAATCTGCGTACCAAAGATTGTTGTAAGGTATCATTCTTCTTAATCTTCTAGCTGTATGATGGTTATGTCTACCTCTACCCCAATCATATAAAATCTCATATATATTACCTATTGTTGATCCTATTGGTGCTATAGATCCCATTTTTCTTTTCATAGATGTACCATAAGGTCTTTGTATACCTAATAAAGTAGGTCTAACACCTATTTTATTATCAGATAAAGCCATAATAATTCTATCAATATCTGTAAACATACCCCCTACACCACCTCTTTCTGCACCATCTAATACCTTTTCTCTTAATGTTTTATTTTTATATTGTGCATTAGTTTGTTTTGCTCTAATAGCATCTATCATCATTCCTATAGCAGTTAATGCAGCTAAACCTTCTAAAAATCTACCATCTTCCATCTGCATCCCTCTATATAAAACCCTTCTAGTGTAGCCTAGTCCAAACTTTTTATATTGAAATAACACCGATCCAGCTACAGTATTAGCAAATAATGGTGCATCTGATAAACCTGGAGTAACAATTACATTATCTACTTCTTTATTTAAAGCTGCTCTAAACTTCATAGTTGCATCTCCATTTTCCCATAAATCAGTATTAGGAAACTTTAATTGATCATGTTCTTTTGAAAATACACCTTTATCAGTATTTTTGCCTTGACCATGTTTTTTATAGTTTTTTAAAATATCATCTAAAATCTTTAAATCTGTTTTTGTTGCACTACCTAAACCAAGATTAGCTATATATTCTATTTCCCATTGTTTAGCTTTTCCTTTTGATAATCTTTCTATTATGTCTAATAGTTTTGTATTTACTAAAACTGTTGCAGTAACTTTAATAAAAGCGTTCCAAGGGCTTTGTAAATTTCCATATCTAAATGCTAAAGTATTAAGTTGTTGAAATACTTTTTCTGTACCAGTAAAACTACTTCTTAGTGTATCATTACCAGATATAATATCTGCTCTAACAGAACCAATACTCATATCTATAGCTTGAAATGATAACTTAGCTTCTTTAAAACCTTTATCAAAAATAGCTCTACCTAAACCATTAGAAAATGCTTCTAATAATTTAGATGATGTACCCATTAATCCATCTACAGTTATAATTCTACCAATATCAGCTATTTGTGTAATACCAGTAAGCATTGAAATATTGTGAAATATTTTAATCATTGTTGCTGTTTTAAAATAATAACCATTTGGATTATCAGGTAATCCATACTTATTTTTTACTAAAGATACTATTGCTTCAGCTTTTTCCATTTCAATATTAAATCTTTTTACAAATTCTTCTTGTCGCAAACCATAATAATTAGATCCTTGTTTTTGTAATTCATCTCCTATTTGTATCATACCTGGAGCAAATCCTGTTTTTCCACCATCATAAAACCAACCAAAACCATATGGATCTCCAAACTTTTCTGTCATAGCTATATCTGGAGCTATAGATCTAAAATAATGCGACATAGTTATTTCTAAATTATCTTCTATAAAACCAGCTCTATATAAAGGTTTGTAATCAATATCTTTTAAATATCTTGTTTTTAAATGTTTAGAAAAATATCCACCTTTTAATTGATATAACATACCAGGCTTTACATTTTTTGGTCTAATAGGTGCAGCATCTGGACTATAGTTTTTAAAATTACTGACTATGTCCATAATCTCATCAGTAGTAAATAATGCAGCACCAGTTTTGTTGTCTTTAGCTAACGCCATCTGTTTAGCTAATAAACTAGAAAATTCTTCCCACCTTGTAGATATTTGATCATATTTATAATTTACTGGAACATAAAACTGATCATCTAATTGTTTTGCTAATTTAATATCTAGTTCTACAGCAGCAATATATTTATCTGCTTCTGCTTTTGTCCATTCTTCTCCTGTGTTTGGATTTTTATAAACTTTGTTTTTAGGGTTAGAAAAATAAGTTTTTAAAAATTGTGCAAATTCTTCTTTTTTAATAATTGGTATCATATACATACCTAATTTATTTATTCTTTTTCTTATAGGGTTAAAATATTTATCACCTACATACTGTTGTGCATATGCAGCTATTTCTGGTATATCATGTTTATTACCATTTAATCTTGCATATGTTGCTTCTCTAAATACTTCTTCTGGAGTAAACACTCCTTTAAACTTTAATGAAGAAAAACCTTTCCAATTCATAATCTTAGCAATACCTTCTCTTTCTTTACCTTGAAGTTTTGCTGTTATTCTTTGTGCTACTTTGTAACCTTCATCAAGTACTTCTATTAAATTAGGACCAAATACTAAATTACGCATTTGTTCTACTGTATCAGGACTAGCTATTCCATCTTTATTATATTTATATAACAATGGACTATTAAATAGATTCATAGCAAACAGTTTTCCTGTTTTGCTTCCTGAGTGTATAAAAAAATCTAAAGGTGATAAAACTTGTGTAGCTTTTGTTAAACCAGATACAAAAGCACTTCTTAAATTATCATTTTTATATGTGATATCATTCCACTTCATTTCTTGGAATAGTTCACTTTGAAACTTTCCATAGTTATATGTTTCTTGATCTAAAACTTTATAATCATCAAGCATACTAGAACCAACTCTTTGGACATCTTTTCTATTATCTAATATTTGTTGGTATGCTATTTTATTTATTCTGTTTTCATAAGCTGCTCTAGTTTCACCTTTTCTTCTTCTATATGTTTTATGTGCAAACTCATGTCTTAATACAAAATCAACCCATTCATTAATATCTCTAAAGTCTTTCTTTTTAAATGGAATGATCTTTTCACCATCAATAGTATTAATTTTAAATGGTCTACCATCTTTCCACATTTGTTTAATACCATCTATATCTAGTACCATTTCATCTTTATATTTATTGTAATATGCTGGTATGTATTTACCTCCAACCATTTTACCTGACTTACCACCTAAAACTATTTTCATAGTAGGGTATTGATTTTGAAAAACTTTTAATAAATCAGTTACATTTTTAGGCATACCTGGTTTTACAGTTGTTTTATATAATGATTGATTTTGTAATAATAACTGTCTTGTTGTTGTACCAGCTTCTGTTTTTGTAACATCAGCTAAATCATCTATATCTATAATTACTCCTCTATCATTTGAAGGATCATATTTATATTTGTTATATCTTTTATCGTATTTACTAAGCATTGGACTTAACTTATGTAAAGCTCCACCGATTGCTGTCATTACTACTGCATCAACATATGTTCTATCTCTGTCAGCAACTTGCTTTGCTCCTTCTTCTGCTATCATTAATTTACCAATATTAGAAAACTTGTTTGGATTATTACCCATAACTGCAAATCTTAATGGTTTACTTAATAATAATAATGATGAAGGATCTAATAATATTTCACTAACTAATCTTGTAGCTGCAAAGTATGGATTTTTATAATCATCTGCCTTTTGTATTAAAGCTGATAATCTAAATGCAGATTCTTGTGGCGATCTAGAATCAAAAAACTTTTCTGGAAACTGTTCTATATATCCATCTAATTGTGGATCAGTAAATGCTGAGTATTCTCCAGTAGCTTCATCATTATACTTAGAATAGTTTAAAATATTTGGAATAATTCCAAGCACACTTCTATCTGAAACAGCCCTCCACATCATGCTAGGATTTGAAAAGAAATCTTGTGCTTTTTGAATATCCTGACCTATGTCATATTCATTAAATCTATTTTTAACTATGTCAGGTTTTTTTACAAAACTAGGATGATCTTTGGTTACAATACCACTATCACCAAACTTTATTTTTTTAAGGTTACTCATTTACCTTGAAAATGTCTGGTTTAAAGAAAAAGTCAAAATATGAATCAATATTAGGATTGTTATATAATGCTTTAAAGAAATCTTTATCCCCACTTTCAACAGCATTAAATAATGCTTCTTTATCTATATTTGGATTATCTAAAAGAACTCTTGATAAAAATGCTTTTGTAATTCCACTTTGATTAAAATACTGTTCATTAACATAATCAAATGTTTTTGTAGTTAATTCTTCACTATATGGAACAGGAACTGTTTCTAATAATTCATTCATTCCATTATTTATTTCTTTAAATAATTCTATTCTATCTTCTTTTGTATTAAATTCAGATGTTTTATAAGTATTTTGAAATGTATTATATTTATAAAATGAATCATCTTCATATAGTTGTTGATATAGTTTAGCCATATTTGCTTCTACATTTAAATCTCCAAACTTATCTTGCGACCAGATTACTATTGGTGCAATAAATCTTTCTTCTATGCTATCTAAAAATCCAGCTTGTCCATATTCTCTTGAAAACTCTTGTTCATATCTATTAATTAAATTTGATTTTGTTAATAAACCTCCTCCTGTATAAATAGTTGGATTAAAAGGTCTACCATCAAAAGTAATTTTATTTAATCTATCAAAATTATCTGGTTCTAAATAACCAGTTCCACTATTAGAAACAACTACATCATAGTTTGCCATTGTTCCTGATCCCCCATCTTCTCTATATACTAAATATATATTACCACTTTCTATTAGCTCTATAACTTTTTCTATTGTAGGTAACTCTACTGTTTCGTTAGGTAAGGTAAATTGATCTTGTACAACTTCAAATAATTCATGATTAGGATCTTGCAATATTCTAGATAAATTATTGTATGTATATGCAGCCATAGCTAATTTAATATCTGTATTTTCTAAACTTTTATGTTCTTTTTCTACTGGCATATATCTATAAGAAGTGCCAGGCACATTGTCCATAAACTCTGTATTACCAAAATGTGCTTTATCCATACCATTAAACGCATACATAATTGATCTTTCAAATCTTATTTTCTTTTGATTATCATCATCAAATTCTTCTGATAAATATCCAAAATACTCTTGTGTTTTTTGTGATATCAATGCTTCTACATATGGTTGATTTTTGTCAAAATATTCTTTTAGTGCAAATTTAGCAGCTGCTTCATCTCTAGGAAGAACTGCACCAAATAATTTATAACTATATACTCCTTTATCTGTACTTGCTGCTGGTTCACCTTCTGCTGTATAATTAACTTTCCACATTTCAAGCATAGCATTTACAAAATATTCTTTTTCATTACCTATAACAAACTCTTGTATGTAATCTTGATTACTACTGTTTATTGCATTTTGTACTTCTTTACTTCTTTCTGATTTCTTTTTCATCATTTGTGAAATAATACTTAACGGAATACCTTCTGCTCTGTATTCACTAGCTACTGAATAAAATTTCCATACATCATCAGACATACCTTTAGGTTGTACAAATCCACCAGCAGTAACAAAATCAAATGTAGGTAGTTTTTTATTTAATTGTTCAGTAATATTGTCAGTTTCCATTTGCAATATTTGAACTGGTCCTAAAGATGCAAACCAATTTTGATAACCTTTTGGTATATAATTTTCATATTGAAATACTTTAGATAATGTTTCTAATTCGTTTTCAGGCAAAGTATTATAAAATTCAACTGTATCTGTATAACCAAAATTACTAAAGATTGTATTATAATATCCATCCATAATAACTTCTTTACCACCCATAGCTGTAATTTGTTCATCACTTAACATTTGATCTACTAAAAAACTAACTTTAGTTTCAGGATCTTGAAATTGACCATCTATTAATTTACCAGCACCTAAGTTATATAACTTACGAGTTTTATATTTTGCTTCATTTAAATTTACTAACTTTTGTATTTTTGCATCTGTAACTTTAACATCTTGTAATTCAAAAAAACTTTTCATTTCATTAAAGTTTAATGGTTTAGTATAATTTTGACCTGGTGGACCTTCTGTAGTAACAAATAAATCATACTGACCACTAAATGTGTTTAGCTGTCCTAGTTGTTTTTCTATTGTATTTACTAAACTGTAATCAGTTACTGCACTTGAACCATCTTCTTTTGTTTTTTTAACAAGATTATTATTTTGTATTTTTGCTAAGTATTGATTGTTTGCAGTAATAACTTTATTCATTATTTCTTCACCAACCTTAACTCCAGTAGCATCTTCAAAAACATCAAAGTTTACTCCACGAGTATTATTCTTATTTAAGATATAATCATTTTGCCAATTAGCATGAGCTAGGTTTGCTGCTGCCATTTCATCTGGATTTTGTACATCAACATTCTGATAAAATGCTGCTGTAATAGCATTAACTCTAGCAATTTCTACTTGTTCTAATATTGCTAGTTCTTTTAACTTAAGATCAGCTCCATTCATAGAACCACCACTAAATGGTTCTAGAGCTTCATATCTTCCTTTTAATGAACCTAATGCTTTTGTTAATACTGTTCCACTATACTCATGAATTAAACTTAATGCTTCTGTTGGTGATGATGCTGTTCTAGCTATATTAAAGAAGTTATACTCTGCATCTTGTATAATATTATTATACCATACATCAAATTTATCTTTGTTTTCATTAAATGTTATAGTGTTACTTTGTTCTCTTAATACTTCAAAACTTGATATAAACTTTTGTTGAAAATATGAATTAGCTGCAATCTTTAATCTTTCAGGAGCATTAGCTAATACAGAATCATTATATGCGTTCATTTCTGTAGTAAATTGTTCAAGGTTAGGATTTTCTCCTGACATAATAATATTGTTTACTTTTTCATTTACATACATTCCTGTATTAAATTCGTAATCATTCATCCAATTTGCATCATAAAGTTTTGCTTGTGCTTCACTAAATGTATTTAAACTATCTGCTATTTTATTTGTTATATTAGAAATACTAGGTACGCTAACATCTACTACACCCATTCTTGCAGCAGTAGATGATGGTGATACTGTTTGTGTTGGTTGTATTTTTGTTATTTTAACCACGCATAATCCTATTCTTAAATCCTAAAACTTTTTGTCCAAATGTTTTTTCACCAGCTTTTCTATACATATCATGATACTGCCATCCATTTATAATAGTAGTAGACGCATCTACTAATGCACCTATAGTTGAATATCTTGCATTTAATTTTTCATTATAAATAGCTTGATCATAAGATGTTTTTATTTTGTTTGTATTAAATGCAATACTTGCTAAATCTTGTTCCAATACATCTCTAATATCTGTTTGAATAGCTAAAAAACTTCTACTCTCTCCTACACCACTTGCACCTTTAACTGCTCTATTATTTGCAAGTATTTGTTCTACTTCCCTTCTTCTATTTAGTTCTGCTTGTAATCCTTCAAACTCTGCTATCTTTGCTTCTTGTTCATATCTTCTAGTCATTTCTTTAGCAGCAGCTCTTTGTGCAGATAATTGCATTAAAGTTCCAGCTGTGCTAATTCCAGCAGAAATCATAAACATAGTTGCTGGTGTTATTGCTGCCATTAATATACTACCTCCAATGCCATCCCCAATAATTTTAAAGGTAATGGTTCTGTTTGTGTAACTTTAACTGTAGGTGATCTATCATATCCTAAAAAATAAAACTCTTTTTTACCAGTAACACTCGCCACCGATTGCGCTACATCAAAGTCTACTTGTCTAATAACTAAATTTTTTGCAGTTCTATCAGCTGCTTGTAATGCTACATTTAATGCACCAGATACATCTATCACAGCTCTAGATATTCTTTTAAACTCTCCTGTCAATGGTCCAGTTTGTACTTCTTTATCAATAGGCATAGTTTCTAGTTCAGGACTAAAGTTAAAACCAATATTAACACCAGCAGCATGAGCTTCATTAAGTGTAATTGTATTAGATGCTGTAGTTGTAAATGTTCCTAGTGCCATAGTACCATCAACAGCATATACTGATGTGGATGTCAAGTGTGTAGGTGTATTGTGTAATCTACCTTGAACTATTGTAATTACTGCATTATCAGCTGGTGTAGCTGCTAAAGTTTGATTTAATACTAATGTATATCCAGAAGCTGTAGCATTTACTGTTTGAATAGTGTATTCTGTAGTGTCGCCAGCAATAGTAATAATATCATTTGGGTTAGGTGCAGATGTATATCCATCAACATTCAGGGTAGATCCTGATTGACTACCACCATTTACTAATGGACTTCCTTGTTGATTTAATGTTGTTACTCCAGAACAATCTAAAGTTAAACTATCATCATCAGCAAACTTTTCTAATGTATAAATAGTAGTTCCACCTATAACTCTAGATACTACACAAAATAAATTTTCATTTACTGCTGTAATACTTGTAAACTTATCTCCTGATCTTGTACTCCAAGCTGTCCAACCAGCAATTTTTTCAGACCTAATACTATGAAATAAAGCAAGTGTACCATCTGTATTTGTAAAAAATGCAAACTGTTCTGGTCTTGTTGCTGTACCAGTTATCATGGTCATATCTACTGGACTATCAATTACTTGTGAAGCTAAAATAGATATTGATGTAGAAGCATAAGCTGTTTCAACATCTGAATATAAATACTCTCTAATAGCTTTACCATTTTTCTGTGCATATAATGTAGCACCATCAAATATTATTGGCTTTGCTCTATTACATCCATAGGGTGTTTGCCTCATAAATACAATGTTAGATGGTGTAACTGCTGAAGTATCTGTAGATGTAGGAACAAAAAACTCACCACCATCTGTAAACACTTGTAAGTTTCTTGAACTAATTAAATGTCTAATTTCATTTATTCTATCTGAAGTAATAGTTACATCTATTGCATCATCAGCATTACCAGAACCTATATCAAAATTAAAATACTCTCCTACTTTAGATCCTATAACTGCTGCTGGTTTATCTTTAATACCACCAAAATATAATCTGTTATCATGGAATGTAACAGCTTGAGGATAACCATGTATAGAAGATATTAACTGTTCTGCCCATACAAAGTGAGGACCAGTGCTTACTGTATCTTCTATAACAGTAACTGTTAATTCTGTTGTGCTTGTAAATCCTGTTACTTTTACTTGTTTACTATTTACTAATAAATATGTTCCTACATATGCAGAAGTAAATGTAGCTGAACTTGCTGTTAATGTTCTACCAGTACCAGTAGCATGACTTGATAAAGTTACAGATATACTAGAATCTGCATACTTATAAAATGGTTGTGTTGTTTTATTTGCACCACCTACTGTTACAGTTTCATCTTCTTCAAACTCAAACAAAGAAACACTAAATGAACTTGCTGATGTTCTTATAATTTTGACTATAGGGTTATCTCTATGTGTTATAAAAACAGTATCACCAAATTGTGCATAGTTTAATTCAAATAACTGTGCAGTAGTCCAGTTACAATTTGTAGTTATATTAGATTGTACACTTGCACCTGAACTATCAAAAACATCTAATCTATTATTTGATAGTGCAAATACTGCCATCTCATCATTAGAAAATATAAATGGAATTATTCTTGATTCTCCTGGTAATGTTTCTTTATAGGTAGTACCAGGTCTACGCATTAATCCACCTTCATCTAATAGATACCAGTTTCTTAATGTCTTTGCTCCATTAAAGTATGCTGAAGCATCTGTTCTTGCATTTAATAAAGAATTAAGTTCACCACTTGAAAAGTTGGTATATACAGTTCTGAGAACATTAGCCATTAATATCCTCCAGTAGTTAATCTATCCTGTATAAACCTTTTTGTATTAAGTACACTATTTGATACTTCTTGACTATCTATGTTCTTTGCTATTCTCATTTGGTTTTCACCAAGTGTTTCAAACTGTTGAATCATCTGTGCATCTCTTGCTACAGATCCAGCAAATATTGCTGCTAATTTATATTGTAAAGCTAATTTAAAATATTCTGGAAACTCTGCTTCTGCTTGTCTAAATATATAATCTGCTATTAATGTGTTGCTAGATCCATAATTATTTACAAATATTTTATCTCCATATCTAGCATATTGTATTGGGTTATCATTAACTGTAACTGTATTTAAAACTAATAATTCAGGACTTGATGGTAGCTGATAAGCATATTCATATCTTCCTGTAGGTGCATCAGCTAATAAAGAAAGTTGTTTTTGTTCTGTTGCAAACTTCCATCTGTGTCTTGATAAACAAGACTTCAATATATTTTCATACATATTAGAAGCTACTAATGCTTCTGTTGATCCATCATCAAAAGATGAAATCGGTTGTGCTCCTATCATAATGATAGCTCTTGCACATATATCTACTTTGGTATCTGCCATGAAATAAAGGGGGGAATATATCCCCCCAATAGATTATGATCCGTTTACTACTGTAACAGTAGCAGCACCAGAAGCAGAAGATACCACTAAGATATCTACAGTCTGTGTACCACCATTAGAACCTACACAAAGAATAACGTCATTCTCTTTCAGTTCATTAGTAGCAGAGTTAAAGTAACCAGAAGCAGCGATTGTTGCAATCGCATCACCATCTGTGTAGTACCATAAGGAGTTTGAATCTCCAGCTTGACCAATCTTTTTGATTGGGTTTGATGTTTCATAAGCCATAGTTTATCTCCTTATTCTGCACACTTCTGGATTCTTACACCATCACCATCAATTAGGACTGCTCCCATTGACATATATGAAGTTGTAAGGTGTGCTACTTTCTCAGGGATGTAGTTTACTTCAGTTCTTACGTCTGAACCTACACCTAAACCTAGAGATGATTTATGGAAAGCCATAGTGTGTCTATCTGTTGAACCAGATGTTGGTAAACCACTAAAGCCCATCCACATGAAAGACAACCATCTTTTAGCTGTCATGCCACCCTTGTAAGGAAGATCTGCTTCTCCGATATATTCAGCTCTTGAGAACTGGTCAATATCTAAAAGATCAGACCATTGTTTTGGACCGACTACCCAGTATCTTTGTCCATCATCTGGAACATCATTGTTTCCAAAGATTTCAAATACATTCTGAGCTTTATCTAAGTTCATACCAGTAGTTGTACCAGCAGAGTTATTAGCTAATGCTGTTGCACTACCATCAAAAGTATCAGTAACAATCTCATCAGTCTTACGACCTAGAGCATATGCAGCATTTTGTGCTACGATATTTCTTTCGTCAATGTTTACTTTTAGTTCGTCTAGTTTGTCCACATAATCAGCAGCATAGTAGTCTGATAGTGTTGCAGTTACATTTGAGTGAACAGAGTTCATAGCGACAACCTCGGCGTGTCTTGCTTTAGTTGAAGCAGAACCTTTTGCTACTTTTTGAAACTGAACAGTACTTCCTTTTACATTACTGACATTACGGACCATGTTCTTGAGCTTACTGCCCATTCTTTGATAAGCCATATGCACTTCTGCTTCGAACTGCTTTATAAAGGCTTGGTCTATAGTTGCTGTCATTTTATACCTTTCGTATTGTTCTAATCCAAGTTGTCGTTATAAACTTTTGTATGTTATCCAAACTGGGCATATTCCAGTCTACTTCGGCTTGTTAGTTGAGATATATTATATTTTTAACATCTTTACAAGACAAGATGATGGAAAAACATTGACATCAGCATATGTATATGATCCATCATCTTCCTCAATATATGAGGCAAAGGTCTTGATATGTCTTTGATTTTTTGAATAAAGAAAGGCTTCTGTAGTTATTTCTGCTGGTTTTAGAAACTCCATATCACTTTTAGACATCCATTCACTATGTCCTGTAGGATCTTCCCAGTGAAATCTATATTTCTTGTAAGGAAATACTTTCTTTTTATCCGTACTTTTTTTCATAAAGTTTTGTAACTTTATCGTAGTAAGCTGGATCTCTCCTTGCTGGATCATAATATCTAGGATCTTGCATCATAGATCTTAGATCTGTTTCTTCTAACTCAGCTTCTACTACAGTATTTGCATTAGGTAATGGTTTGCTCTTAGTTATATTCATTATTTCTTCTATAGCTCTCACACCTTCAGCTGTTGAAGCTAGTTTGCTCATAGCATCATATGCTTCATTAGATAGATACTTCTTTGTCCATAGTTCTGCTGCTTCTAATCTAGACTTAGCATTATCGCCGAGTTCTTCCATTTCACTTTTTAGATTTGGTAGTCCAGCTATTTCATTATTAACAAAAGCATTAACACCTCTGTTAAATACATCTTGTGATAAATTATTTTCTCTACAAATATTTGACCATTCTTTTAACAGTTCCTGATCTTCATTAACTTCTATATTAACTTCTTCTGGTATTTCAGGTAAAACAATCTCATATTTTTCAGGTACAGATGTTTTTGCTTCTTGTTCTAAATCTGTTCTTATTTGTTTAGAAAGTTCATCTGTTCTCATACCTAACTTCTTTTCTAATGAGTTATATGATGCAGATAATTCTTCTACTTTAATTTCATTTCTATCTGAATCCCAAAACTTTTCAGGTACATACTCAGGTCTAGATACTTCTTGTTCTTTTTCTGTAGCTTGTACTGGTTCTTGAGTTTCAGTTTGTGTTACTTCTTCTGACATTAGTTCTCCTTATGTGTGTCTATTCTTTTTTTGAGTATAAAATATAAATATCTCATTCCCTCTAAATGTCTAAGCTGGTCATTTGTGATATCCCTACCAGCCACAGCATCTACTGTAATAGATTTTAAGTAATTTAAAACCTTTTTTCCTAGCTCTGTATTAAATAATGCAGCAATATCAGCATTTAATTCTATTTCTGCTGCTTTTGATCTATTAAATCCGTCTATTGAATGGTAATAACCCTCAGGTTTGTTGTGTAACTTCTCCCAAGCCACCTTGTCCTCCTTGCATTTGTTGCATTTGTTGTAGTTGTTGCATTTGTTGCATTACTTGTTGTTGTTCAGCAGTATCACGAATTAACTTTTCAGGTAAATTCATTTTTTCTGCTAAATATCTAGCTACTTCTTCTTGTTTAACAATTAAGTTTAGAACTTCTGGACCAAAAGTTTGCCCTAAAGTAGCATTAAATCTATTTACATCAGCAATATCTTGTTCATTCTGCGCTCTTGATAGTGGTGATTCTGGTATAATTTTTATTTCTTTGTTATCAATGCTAGGTATTTCAATTCTTCCTTGTTTTTTTAATATATAAATAACTCTTTTGATTAATGGTTGTATAAACTCTGACTGTAATCTACCAAATGATGATCCAATCTGTCTTGAAAGATCTGCCATTCTTTCTGCAACTTCAGTAGCAGACATAGGTGTGCCTCTGGTTGGACCAAGAGTATCCATGTATAATGCTTTTCTAATATTGTTTCTCATATCTTCTAATACTAATTGTGCAACATCAAATCTTCCAGCACCTTGTATTGGTTGTAAACCTCTAGATCCTGGAGCTACAGGAATAATTGTTCCAGGTACTAAAGAAATATTATCTGTATTAATTACACCATCATCTTCTAACTGGTAAATGCCAGATATATTCATCTGTGCATTTTCTAATATAAGTTCTACAGTTAAGTTTGTAGTCTTGATTGCAGACATAGCATTAAATACTGGACCACGACCATATACTTCTCCACTTGCTTTGTTCCATCTAAAAGTAATAAATGGATTAGAACCAGCACCTTTGTATTGTTCTTTTACAATAATAGATTCGTGTTCTGATATACAAACAATATAATCATAAACTTCTTTATTAGGATCAGAGTAATTACGCATTGTTCCTTCAATAACAGAAATCTTTTGATCAGGATCATTTGTTAATTGATTTAAAGTAACTTCATCAAGATCTGCATTAGGATATAATACTTTAATATCTCCTAATCTAATTTGTCTTTTTCTGTATACGCAATCTATTTTATTGTTTGGTCCACTATTTAAAGTTACATGAGGTAATGGTATTGCATTAAATACAATAGGTTCTGATGCTGTACCTTCATTAACAAGTAAACAACCAGTACCAATAGCACAATCCATAAATGCTTCATGTACTTCTTGGTTAAAATTAGAATTATGTAAAACTTCAAATATATATTGTGTAATAGAATCTAACTGCTCATCTATTTCAGGAGCAACATTTGCTGGTATCTCAATACCAGATTTTAAATTTATCCATCTACCAAAAGTAGGTGTAATACCAGCTTGTAGTCTAGAAGCAAATTCTTGTATACCTACTACAGCTGTTTCATCAAATATTCTATCTGTTCTTTTTTGACCTGGAGATTCATCATAAAATGATTCTCTGCCTGGCATAGTATATTCATAGGCTTCTTCAAACTTTGATTTCCATAATGTTTTAAGTGCATCTGATTCTGCATATTTTTTTAAAAACATTTTAGCAGACATTTCAGAAGATGTATTTGCTGCTGATCTATAGTTATTATATTCCATTAAACTAAGAAAGTATTTCCAAATCCTCTATTTGATGTTTGTATAAACTTTCTATCTCCTTTAGCTAACTCTCCACCTTTTAAACTAGCTAAATATTTTTTTCTTGCTGCTTCATTTTCTGCTCTAAATTCATTAGGATCTTGATTTCCCATTTCTGTTGTCTGATCAGATGTTTGATTAGAATCTTTACTTGTTTGATTTGAACCAGATGAATAAGAAAATACTTGTTTATTATTACTTAAATAATTTAGATAAGGTTGTTTAGATTTATAATATAAAACACCTGGCATTAAAGGAATACCAGCAAGTGCTGCTACTGCTGCTACACCTTGTGTGAATCTTTGCTGACTTTCATACATTTGTTTTGACAAAGGTATTGGTTGATTTCTTGTTTGATTATAAATATCTCTAGCTTCAGAAGTAAAAACTAAACCTTTATCTGTTTGTACACCAGTAGTAAAAGATCCATTTTTTTGCATAGTTCCATAACCAGCTGATGCTAAATATTCATTTCTAGCTTTGTTATATTCAGAACCATACATTTGATTTTTTACTGTTGAAGATGTATATCCTTTTGTTACTAATGTACCAGCTGGTGTATTCATTACATTAGGACCAGTAATTCCTAACTTATCTTTTGCATATTGATTTGCTTGTAAAGCTATTGAAGTTTTTTTTGCACCACTTTGTCCTGATGCCATAGCATTTCCAGAACTAGCTGAATTTTTTGAACCCATTAAGTTTTTTCTCCATCACTAAAAAAACCTCCACCTCCAGCTTTTGAGAATAATGATCTAACACCTATCATTCCTTTACCAAATCTTTTTTTGTATCTTTTTTCTTCTGCTTCTAATCTTGCTTTTTCTTCTTCAGCTTTTCTACGATCTTCCTCCATCTGTTCTTCCATAGCTATTTCTGCTGCTGATTTTCTGTATTTTGGTGTTCTAAATATTCCCATTTCTTACATCCATTATTTACTAAGTATTTATATAACCCATGAGGTGTTATAATCAACCTATTAATACCTAATACCCTCATTATGACAGTTACGCAACTATTTTCTCTAAGCCATGCACCCTGAAATAATTTAAACTTTTCTCTCTGTAATGGACATCTAAGTATGACACCTTTGTTATTTATAATGTAATCAATAACATAAGATATTTCTTCTCCTGATAAAATCTTAACATCTAGTCTTTTGTGGATGTGTTCTACTGTAATCCATACATTCTTTGTATGGTCAAAAGCAAACATTCCACAATGAGCCATTCCTCCTTTTCTAAATATATGATACCACGATTCTAAAGGTGGATCATAAAAGAATACTAGCCATTCCTTCGGAAAATATCCCATTTACCTCGCTTATTGATTGATCCCCTATCATAAAGATTCCAAGTTTTGTAAACATTTGTAACACCCTGTTTTTGTGGTCCTACTGTCAAAGATCTACCTTCTCCAGCACCTAACATTAAATATTGTAGTGCATCATGAACATGAGAGTATTTATTCTTATTAGGTCGATCTTCATATCTTTCTCCAGATGTTTGTATTCTTCTGTAATGATATCCTCCAAGAAACCCTTTTCTTAGTTGTTTACAGGATGGCGATAGTAAAAACCCTGATTTACCATCAACCATCCTATTTAATGCAGCTTCTACAGATTCTATCCGTAGAGATACATCATTTGATGGAGCTGGAAAGGCTTGTATACCTTGCTGTCTAAGTATCTGAAAAGGAGTAGTTTCGTCAGTCTGCGCCCTAAAATCACCAGCTGGATCACCAAATATTTTTAAATCTTTATCAGCACAATGCTTAATTATTTCATGCTTTAACATTTCACTAAACTTAACTGTACCAATATCAAAACAAACTAATTCATGATTAATTATCCATCTACCATCAGGTAGTCGTTGTCCAAATACAGCTGATGGTGTTAGTCCAAAGTCTAGTCCAATGTATACTGTAGTATCTGCAAACTCTATTTCTTCACTAGCTATATGGGTATCTTCTCTAAATGAACCATAGACTAACTTTCCATCTTCTATAGTTCCTAATCTGTTTAAAACATAAACATCAATCCAAGATTTAGATTTTCCTCGTATGATATTTGGATAGTAATCTGGTGTAACATTTTTAATATTTTCTGCTCTATCATTAAGTTCATAACCTTTAATTTTATCATCTTCTTTTTTTTCTAACATACCTGGAGGTTGTACAAAAAATTTCCAGTTATCTGGCTTAACTAACATAACTGATTCTTCTTGTGATAGATGATCTGGTGGTGGTACTTCTCCTGACATAATAGACCACCAATGATCTTCATCAGGTGCGTTAGTATCTGCTATCACACCATACCATGTAGGTCCACCATCTTTTATGGCTGGGTATCTACCAACACGCATAGTACACGCATCTACAATAGACTTAGGTATTTCTCTAGCTTCATTAATCCATACCCCTGTCAATTCTAATGATAGTAGTTTCTTTACATCTTCTGGTCTATCTAATGCTAAGAATATAACTTCTAATTCTATATCATTGATTTGGATATGATGTGTAAAAGGAACTGAATAAGTAAAATTACCGAAGGTATTTTCTGGAAACCAATCTAACCATGTTTTCATGGTAGTAGTTTTTAACTGAGGGTTTGTGTTTCTGATTACTGCCCATCTAGATTTTCTCTTTCCATCAGGAGATGGTTCTTGTTTGGCAGCTCGTCTAAAGATTTCTATACAACAAGATACAGATTTACCTGATCCTACTGGACCTCGAACACCTCTAAAGAAGGAATTATCCTTCATAAAGGATTTAATTATTTCTCCAGGTGCTTTGTAATTTAATCCTGTCAAGCAATACCACGATCTACAGATAGTTTAATTAACTTGTAGATAGTTTCTGGTAAAAGAGAATCTATAAATTTATCAGCTTCATGATCTGAAAATCTTAGATCTTTAGGATAATGTTTGAAATGCTCCTTCTTCACTATCTTACGAAGTCTTTGACGATCCTCGTAAGATAGCTCCTCTGCGTATCTCATGTTTAATTAAATATTAATCCTAAGATTATTAGGACAGGAACAGCACATACAAATATCTTTGCATTTCTATTGAGGCTATTCCATTTAGTTTTTACCCAATCCATTACGCCCTCGCTTTCTTTTTAGCTGTTGCTGATAGATCTTTGAAATGGACTAAAGGTTTACTAGATGCACTATGTGTTTTGCCTGAATGTAGTTTACCATTAGGCATCTTGTGATATGCACCTTTATGTTCAGTACCATTTTTAAAGTAATGCTTTACGCCTTTACCCATTACTTTTTCTTCTTACTAGCCATGATCTTTTTTTTCAAAGCTGTTGGTAGTTTGTTCTGTTTACCCTTTAACTTTTTAGATCCGTTAGTTTTTTTCATTCCATACATTAACTTACTCTCCTATATGCTCTTGTTTTTGCTGCAATAGATTTAGGTTGTTTAACGAACTGTTTCCCTTTTCTAGTGCCTTTTCTCTTTGCTCTAGTTGTAGCTGCATATTCACTAGCAGTCAATGACTTGATCGCAGCTTCTGGTAAGTAGCGTTCACCAGTTTTAGCAGATGGCTTTCCAGATTTAGTTCGCCATTTCTGCTTGGTCCATGCTTTTAGACTTCTTTGTGATTTGGCAAGAGCCATTATTTATAGCCGCCTCCAGCTTTCTTATAAGCTACAGCTAACATCTGAGCTTTTCTTGCCGACCATTGTCCAGGTTTTCCTCCTTTACTACCAGACTTAATTCTTTGAAATATTCTTTTACGCATTGTGGGTTTAGTATAATTACCAGCTTTATTAACTGTACTCACCACTTCACCTTGTTTGCCCAATATGCTGCTGACATTGGTCCTCTCGCAATATTCTTTGCGTGTCTTGCCTTAAATGATTTTCTTTTTGCCTTCATTCTACTTGATTCCCCCTTCTTTGCTTTCCCAGCTGTTCCTGAAACAGAACCTACCTTCTTTCCTTGTTGTCCAAATCTAATTGTTTTTATTTGTCCACCTGACTTAGCCACCACTATGTGAGATTTAGTCTTATGACCAGGAGTTTTTTTAGGTTTATTAAAACCACTAACTCCAGCTCTCTTTAATCTAGGATCTGCCATGATCGAACCTTACTATAAAAAATATTTTTTTGAAGTGCTTTTTTCAACTATGGTGTGTGTAAAGGTGGTTATCACTCTGCTGTCGCCCTATTTTCCAACCCCCCTACCTTTAGTCTAGATCTATCTTGATAGACACATTTCCTGACAAATTATGTTGTACCTTGTCTGGAGCTTTCATTCCGATCCTATCTAATAGATCCTTTGATGCTTCTAGTCTAACATACTCAGACTTACCATTTTGTATAAGGTGTAGTAATGTTGAGGATGCGTGGATAGAACCTAGACCTAACTTGTTGGATACTTCTTGCATAAGGTATGCTTGGACCTTTGGCAATCGTAGTGTCCGACTAGCTATTACTCTACCAGCTTCTCCCTTTGCATATCCAGCTTTTTGACTTGCTTCGGTTATGGTGCAATTACTAGCTACGAGAGTATCGACAAGCAGTCTTTGTTTGTAAGTTAATGCGTCTTTCTTTGATAACTGTGTTCTCGGCATAACGATAGATACCAAGCCTTCCGTAACCATGTCAAGTAAAAAATTGTAACGAGTTTGCACGAACAGTAGAAATCCTAAGATCAAGTATACAATCAAGATTGTACGGATTTCTTGTTATTGCCTATCGGACTGGATGACTGTCCTACAGGGGATCGAAGTCTCTCTCTCGGATTTTCAATTATGGTAAACGGATGTTGATAGTTCTTGTCAACCCACGAGGGGTAGGGATGCAACAAGATGCCTGGCTTTTTATTTATCCTAATGCAAGACGATCATCTGGTCGCACCTGACAACAACTATCAAATCCTTTCGATTTGCACTCAAATCAGAAAGGAGTTCAGAATGAACAAATATAATTCATATACAATCATGTCAAGGATAGCAGAGGATATCAAGGAGATGATAGAAAAGAAATATCAAATCAAGATGTGGTACGAGGATGTAACACTAGATGATAAGGATATAGACGGAGTAATAGTATCAGAAGGTGGATCAAGGGATTCATGGGGAATCACAATAGAAACACAAGATGATGATAACAAGGACTATACAATGGATATAGGAATAAGAATGAAGGAGGTAAACTAATGGATTATCAAGATAAGATAAACGAAATGCTAGATAAAGCAAAGTATGCTGAACTAGAAGGAGATCATGAAGTTGCTGAAGCATATAGATCAGAAGCTCAATGGTTATCATTACAGGAAGAACGAGATATAAAAGATCTCAATACAGATGTGGAGGTAGTAAAATGAATGAATGGAGAATAGAACCTAAAGAACTAATAGAAATCAATGATGCAGCTAATACAGATATGAATATGGTATTCAATCTAATGTATCCAATATTACACACACAGTTTATGCAAGGATGGTGCAAAGACAGTATCATGTATGAATGTTTAGGTGCTAAAAGAGGTATGAACATAGCTAGTAGCAGAGCTGATCAAGCTAAAAGAGCATTAAAAAGAGCTGATGACAATCGTGTAGACAAGAATGAAACAGAGATTGGACAGCAACAAGACTATGACAGAGTAGCTACGTTCAGAGGATGGTCAGACTTAAATGACTATTGGACTAACAGATATGATGTATGGTCTACTAAATTTGAACTAATCTATGGTGAAACATGGGAAAAGGCTTTAGAAACTAAGAACAAAAACAAAGCAACACCATCAACACTAAGACAACCTACAGATGAGGAGCATGAAGAATTTGCAGATAGTATTCTAAATGCAGACATCAATACATTGGCTGGTGTGGGGGTATAATCCCCCCCCAACAGGAAGGAATGGTGATAGCACCGAATGATTCTAATTCTAATTCTAACAATATATATCATGTACAAGGGAGGCAGATATGCAAAAAGAACTATCAATACTGGGATACTTACTAGGTCTAATCAAGAAAGTATTTATGTCAGTAATCAACGGAGTTCAAGGACTTCACTTTCAAGATAGATCAGAATACATTGGTACATTTGTACTAATATATCTATCACTAGGTGGTGGACTAGTAATGATGTGGATGATACTAGGACTAAATCCTACACTAATACTATCAGTAATTGCAGCACCTATTTGGATATTCATTGTATGGGTATCTAACAATCTAACTAAAGCAATCATCAATGATCGTAAAAAAAGATCAGAATACAAAAGGAAAAAGTAATGGAAACAATACTAATGACACTAGGTATTATCGTACTTAGTTTGATGTGTTTATCATTTATTCTAAGCATATCAGCAACATTCTTATTCTATCGTGCAATAGTAAAACAGGATGAGCAGACTGAATAGTCTGCGTGTGATACATGGTATCACCGAATCCGACATTTTGACTTTTTTAAAAAACGGAGGTTTACATGACAAGATTACCACTACCACAAGATAGTTTCACACAAGATGAACTCGATAGATTTGAGATTATCTATACAAATTACTATGAGCATTGTGATACATATCAAGATCTAGAAGATAAATGTGTCAAGCATATGTTACAAGACGGAGTGAAACTAATATACACACAAGAAATCAAAGAGATGGTTAGAGAAAGGTTTAAAATTGACAACAATCCAGAATACAAAATTCCGTAGATGTTTCAGATGTCTAGGACTAGGAGTAATCATAGATTTCAATAATCCAGAAGCATCAGATGAATGTGATGTATGTACTGGATCAGGTAAGATCGGAGGGAATAATGAATACCGAAGCATTAAAAATATTAAAAGCAAGATTGTGGGATCAAAGAATCAAAGTAAGAGATTGTATAAAAGATAATACAAGCCCACTTCATGTAGATCTAAATGAGCTAGATGAATTATTTCTTATTGAAAATGAAATGCTAGAGGAGTTTGAAAAACTAAGAACTGCTATAGCTAAAGACATATCAACTGTAGAAGGTTGGTTAAAACAATTAGAGGAACTTAAATTTGAAACCAGATAGGAGGTAAATATGAAATGTATTAGACCAGGACATTACCAAGCAACAATACCATATGGTCAAGACCAAGTAATAATTGTGAACATTGTGAAGATTAAATCAAACTTCAAACACAGTATTATTAAATGGAGATTAACTGTTGATGATAGTGTACTAGGTCCACAAGTCAGAAGCGATTGGGATTCAAAGAACTCAGCTATGACTGTAGGAAGAAAGGCAGTAGAGAACTTGATGTTTAAAGCTCTAGAAACTAGGATTATCAAGGGTTTTCAACTACCTAAAGACTTTTATGGAAAGGATGAATTATATGAAGTGTAATGCAGAAACATTTAAAGAGTTAATGTGTAAAGTAAATAGAATAGCACCTAATGCAGCAGTGTTATTTGAATCAAGAGTATTTCATGGTACTCGTGAAGAAGCTGAGTTTCAGAACCATGACTTCGACAAAATTAACAAGATCACTATTGAGTTTGCAGATAATACATACTCAGGTAGAGATGAAATAACAATCCATCTTGGATAGGAGGAACAATGCTACCAGCTGAACTAGAATTTGCAGTTCGCAGTGAAGATGTTTTCAATCAACATCAATCACAAATACCTGGATACAAGCAGTTAGTTCGTGATGACAGTAATGAACTAATTGCTATCCATAAAAATACATACAGAGTTATTACTCATATGGAAGCCTATGAACTTGCATACGATTTTCTTCAAGAACACTTTGATACAAATGGTATGGAAGAACAACACAGACATTCTAACAATGGTTCTGTAATGGCTACTAGATTTACTCTACCAGAGTATACAGTACCATTCAAAGACACACAGATATCTTTAGAAGCTATCATGTGGAACAGTTACAATGGAATGAGATCGTTTACATTTGATCTAGGTTTCTATCTATGGCTATGTATGAATGGTCTTAGAAATATACTTTGGGATATCTCATTATCTACACAACACAAAGGTAATAAATCTATTGAGCTTAAACTACCTAATCAGTATCAAGCTCTAGACAATTTACATACTGTAAAAAATAGTATGGACAAATGGATGGATGAATATGTTGATGATAGTGAGCTTGAGTATCATGTTGATAGACTATGTCTACAACCAACAAGAACAGATAAAAGCCATGTAAATCAACGACATAAGTCATACATCTTAGATCAATATCATGGTAACTATGCCCAAAAATTTGGAGTAAATAAATTTAGTGCATACCAAGCAGTAACTCACTGGAGTACACACTACCCTAGTGATTCAGTAAATACTAAGTATGATCGTGAAAGAAAGGTTGCAAACTGCAAGTGGTTTCACTAAAACAGAATAGAGGGCAGTTATATCATTCTAAATGATCTCCTTCCTCCGCATGGCTGCCCTCATCATGGAGGTATTGTGAAAAGAAAACTAGGTTTTGTACCAGACAAAGAACGTATAATCGTCAGATGTGAAGATTGTTGGCGTAAGTATACAAAATTTATGTCTATAAAAATCGACTGGAATCCAGATATTTATAGATGTATAAAATGTTATAACAGGAGGCTTAATGAAAAAGATAAATCCGATTGATCCAGGCTATTACATTGGTTCAGACTTTCAAGTTATTGATGTAATAGAACAGTTCAAACTAAACCACCATGAAGCAAACATCATTAAGTATGTTGTTCGCAATCGTCATAAGAATCCTGATAATCCAGCACAGGATTTAAAGAAAGCTCGGTGGTATATAGATAGGTTAATTAATCAGTATGAAAATAGATAACATAGTTAAGAACCTAGCTTTTGAAAAACGATTACGACCAAGAAAAAATACTAAATACAATTTAAATGATCCAGTACAACGCAAGAGATGGTGGATAAAAAAAGTAACATATTTAGCTAGAGTTTGGTTTGATCGTGATATAGAATACAAACTGCGAGTAGGTTTGTTGAATGGAGATCCTTCAGCTAAGAGATTAGCTGATGCTCTCTGGAAAAAAAAATCTGATATCGAAGATATAGTTAAGAGGAAGGTAGATGAATATACAGAATCAAAAGAAAGTTATAGACAGAAAAACAGGAATCGGTGGGAGTGATGCTACATTACTTGTTGCTGGTAAATGGAAAGAACTTTATGAAATCAAGAAGGGTATCAAAGAAGAAGATCTTTCATTTGTATTACCAGTACAACTAGGTATACACACCGAATCATTCAATAGAGAATGGTTTACAGCACAAACAGATATGCCAGTCAAAGAATGTGATTGGACACTAGTACATAATCCAGTAGATAAGAATGGATCTAAATGGATGATGGCTAACCTAGATGGTTTTGTGTTGAATCAAGATCTAAAAACTTTAGGTATCTTTGAAGCTAAACATACTAATATGCTGACTAAAGAAGATACTGTTATTGAAAAATACTATGCACAGATACAACATTATCTAGTTGTATCAAACTTAAAACAGGCATGGTTATCGGTTATCTTTGGTAATATGAGATGGAAAGCATTTCATATTAAACAAGATAAAAAGTTTCAGAAAAAACTTATTAATGCAGAGTATCAGTTCTGGACAAATCACATACAGAAAGATGTACCACCTGATGACTATGTAGATTTTCAAACATTAGAGGAGGTAATATAATGAATGAAGTTAATGATAATAATGTTAAAGACAAGAATCTGGTTATTTGGAATCAGGCTAAAGAAACTGATCCTCGTTTCACTAAGAGGGTTTCCTTTGGAGCTAGGAGCTTTACTTCTATTGATGCTCACTATCAAATCAGACGAGCTACAGAGATCTTCGGACCAGTTGGTGCAAGTTGGGGATATGATGTCAAGTATGATACTCTAACTATGGACAACAAAGCATTTCAATTTGCTGATGTATCTATATGGGTTGGTAAACCTGAATATAAATATGGTCCAGTAAGAGGTTGTAATTTATTGGTAGATGCTAAAGGTAGAGTAGATGATGATGCACCTAAGAAGGCATTGACTGATGCTCTAACAAAAGCACTATCACATCTAGGATTCAATGCTGATGAATTCATGGGTATGTTTGATTCAAACAAATATGTGAAACAGCTTGAAGAAAAATACAAAGGTAATGTTGATAAATCAAAAGTACAGGAAGTAACAACTAATGATTAAACAGAAAATAGAAAACTGGGGATCTGATATAGTATCAGAATCTTTGAAAGAATACTATGAAGGCTATGATCATTATGAAGTATGTCATAATGTATTTCATGGAATACCTAAATGGAAACGATATACATTAATGTTTTTATTAGGTAAAGCATGGCTAAATGAAGAAGTAGATCTAGCAGTTCAAGATAAAACTGATGATCTATGTCAAGATCAAGTAGAACGTAGAATAGAAGGAGCATATTAAATATGATTAATAAAGTAATACTTGTAGGTAGAACTGGTACAGATCCAGAGATCAAGACTATCAAGTCTGGTGAGATGGCTATTATGTCTATCGCTACTACTGAGAAAGTCAGAGATAAAGACACTCAGCAAATGACTGATAAAACTACTTGGCATAAAGTAGTTACATTTGATCCTAATCTATCAAAGACTATCAAGAACTATGTATCAAAAGGTACTATGTTATACATTGAAGGTCAGATAGATGTATCACAATATACAGATAGTAATGGTAACAAGAGGTATAACACATCAATACTAATACCAAGATATTCTGGTGTTATGAAGATGTTAGGTGGTAAGAATGATAAGTCTATTGAATCAGTCAATGGTGATGCCTTACCAGATGATGATATACCTGACATACCATTTTAGTTTCCATATGGAACTGTGTAGGAAAGACATAAGGTAGTGAGCGTAAAGCACAGCTGGTGGCTACACGCCTACACAGAAAGTTTCGCTAAGCGAGAGGATGTTGTTATTAGTAGTTTGATCTCTACCAATGCAGATATAACAGTGACGTTCTGCACATCCTCGAAGTTTCGTGATATAGGATGACGGTCCTATATCGGCTGACTGAATAATGTCTATACAGAGGCATAAGGTACACTGGAGATGAAGTATGAGCAAATGCTTGAGGTACTCGAAGGTGGTTGTAAGTAGGCAAATGATGAATGTATATCTGTAGCTGAAAGCATGAGGGTAATAACACTAATCCCTCGCCCTTGGCGAATTGAGTTTCCCCTGAGTTATGTAAGGTAAAACCTTCACCTAGCTAGGTTGATGGGGAATGTAGGTGCTGTATCAAATTATAATGAAAGGAAAATATGTTTGTGTATATCCTCCCACTATAAGCACCTTTATATATATGGTTGGGGAACAAGGGCAAAGCTCATTTCTGGTGTACGAACTTCTATGAGTATAAGCCATCCAGGAAAACCCATTAAATTATTCCTGGTTCATGAATTGACATGATATGAACAAAGCCATATATATAACCTATGGTATTTAAATCTCAATTAGATGAGTTAATAGAAACCTTAAACGACTATAGCACTTACTTAAAACAGTTTGGTTATGATACAGATACTATATTCTGTGCATTTGCAGTAACAGCTATGTATCTAACTGGAGAAAAAAGCACTAAGAATATTGGTAAATCTATAAAGAAGAAAGTAGATAGTATTAGTGTTATCCAGAGTACTGGTCATACAATTCATTAGCATATTCTAACGCATCAAATTCATAGTATTCCCAAAATCTATTTTCTGGTTTATACTTACCCCATGTCAGTTCCGAATGATGTTCAAAACATAAAGGTACTACAAGCTGATTAGATCTTTTGAATTGAACCTGAGAACCTCGTAAGTGATGAACATTCATGGGTGAATTAGATGTACAACCAGGTACGCAGCATCCATGCTGTATGATCTTGTTAAAATATTTTTTATCTTTAGATGTATATTTGCCCATCCCAAGAACCATCCTTCCTTAATAACATTGGTATTAAGTAAGGTACACCATTTATGATGCAACCACAAGATAGTATTGGTTTAGCTACATTGATTTTCATATATGCCATAGCAAGAGATGTTTTGTTTACAAGACAACCTACTGACATACCCCAGTTTAGATGGAAGTCATTACCTACATACTCTATATTTGACTGTGTGTGATAGTGTCCTTGAACTACCGAAGCAGACATTAATTGTACTGACTTAACAATGTTCTTAGATACTTGATGGGCAAAATATATTCTGCCTAGTCTGTTATTTTCCCAATGGTACTCTTTCCATTTCCAACGAGATGATACATCAAGTATTTCATTGTAGTCTTTTAAGAAAAACTTAGACATTCCTTTTGCCATAGCTCTACGCAGTACCATAGATCCATGATTAGATTCTAGTAATGTCATGTCTGGATACATCTTTTCTAGTTTCTTCATCCAGAACCTACCTACTTCTAGTTCATCCGCTGCCGAAGGAAGATCTGGATTAATAACATGGCTTACATTGATGGAGTGCCAATCCATTTCATCACCGATATTAATTACTTTATCCCAATCATATCTGTTCTTTAGCTTGTTAAGGAAAGAAAAGCTATCAGGGTGGTGATATGGTATATGAAGGTCAGAAATGACCAAAATTTTATCCATATTTCCTGTTTTAAGGACCGTAGGAGGGCTATTTAATTTCTTCTTGTATGATCTACTTCTCTTTTTTGAATTTGTCTGCGATTTTTTCACCTGATCTACCAATAGTATACCCTCCAATACCTACTAAGATAATATTAAGCAGAGAATTTTGTACAGATTCTGGAATATTAGGTGCAGTATAACCGAACCAATGGGCTACCATTAAACCAGCAAAGACCAACATCATAATTGGTCGCCAGTTTCTTTGTAAGAATCCTCCTTGTGCTTCTGTCTGTATGATCTTTGCAGCACCTTCTAGTTCTGCTAGTTCACCAGCTATAATTTTCTCTTGAACTTTGGCTTTGAGTTTGTCTGCCTCACCTTTATTGTCTACTACTTTGTCAATAGTTTTAAATACAGCACCAGCGACAGGACCGAGTAAGTTAAGCAACATCTATCTCCCTCATAATTAATGATAGTGCCGAAGCCCTATTCGGTGTTTGTTGATACCACAACGAAGAAATCATTTCATCCGAAGCATCTGTATACCTTTCTTCTCTAAGAGCAGATAACATATTTTTAAACTTTGATACACCACCTTCACCCATCTGATACACCATCTCAATAACAACTTCCCTAGCTGCAATATCAATGTCGCAATCACCAAGAATCCTGTCAGCGCCATCACAAGCAATTTGGAAATCTTTCTCGAATAGAGCATCCCATCCATCTTGTGTTGTCGGTATATCTTCACCAGGTATGATCTTATGTCCATACCCACCAGTTTCAAATCCCAGTGTATCTTTGTAAACAGTTGCTGAATAACCTTCATGTTCTTTAATCCTCGCTTTTAAATCTTCAAATGACATTGTGTTCTTTCTGTGTACAAAATCCTGTAATGTACAAATCTGTTTTTTCTCTTAAACTGTATCTAAAGTTATCCACATATGCAAGACATTCCCCTACACTTCTGAACTCCTCAGTCAAAGGTTCTACTATACAAGTTTGATCTAATGGAGCAGTTAAAGACTGTATGCAAAAGACAATAATTAGGTATACTTTCAATTAAACTGTGTCATGATTAATGCCAGTAGGTTAGAAAATACTAAGAATCCTACTGACCACATGACTTTTTTAATCATACCAATATCTGTTTCTATATGTTTCAGATGATTAGATTTAATAATTTCGATATCCTTTTTTATTAACAGGATATCTTTATCTAATTTATTTATTTTTTCAGATTGTGTTGCCATTCAAGTTACTATTTAGCTTAACTTGTGTTTGTTTGTCAAATGTTTCTATTAGTTCTTTATCTTTTAAATATTTTTCAAAATATTCTGCTTGTGCTTTATTTTGTGCAACACAATCATCAATACTTTTTTCATTATATTTTTTTATCCATTCAGATTTTTCTTCTGTTCTAGCACTTAGTCTTTCAGTCAAAGTTTTAATGACAATATCTTTTTCTTTGTTTTCTTCTCTTGCTTCTCTTAATTCTTTTTTTGCTTTTCTTAATAAACTTTCTACTTCTTTTAATGTAGCCATATTATCCCTTTTTCCTTATAGATTTAATGAACTCATATTCTACACCATTAATTATTTTAATGTCAATCTCAGCTTCTACCTCTCCACACATAATCTGAGCATCTCTCATATTACGTTCCATAATTCTTTTATTCTTTAGACACTCACTCACAGAATCTTGGATTGTATGTTCTATTAATGCACCACCACTAAATAAACATAAGGCTAATACTGTTTTAATGACCATTGTTTCTAATCTTATCCTTTAATGCTTCAATATCAGACAAGGCTTTTTCCATGTCTGTTTGTAATCTCATAATGTTTACTTTGTTATGTGCCATATTTTCTAAATCTTCTACAACACCTTCTACCTGACCAGATATAAACTCTAACAGCATAAACTGTTCCTGATCTACTGGTGTTTGATCTGCTGCTTTAACTAGATCAGCTTCAAATAATGTCTGTCTAGTTTCAATGGTATTTAATCTTTCAATAATACCAAAATATGCCCAGACAGCAGTCGCTGTTGCACCAATAAGACCTAATAGATTCTTTATAGGTAAACCTATTTCTGTCTTATCAGATAAACTAGGCATTAGGGTTTAGGATATGTTGATTTGACTTCAGCTATTTTATCTTTCCAAGTCGTTGTGCCATTGACACTATCCCAGTATTGCATATCTAACTGGTCTTGTAAGGAAGGATAAGCACTGGCTCTATCTCTTTGATACTGATTGTTGTCATACTCAGTCTGGAGTAAGGCTTTCTCAGCACTGACTTCTGACCATGTATAAGGTTTTGTATCAGAGAAGATAGCAGTACCATTAGCATCTGCACCAGAAACATAATCAACACCACTGTTGTATTCTGCTTCATTGGTTGGCTCACCTCTAACAACAAACTCATGGTTTACACCACCCTTTTTGTTGAGAGATTGTATTGCTGTTGCTATGTCTGTCATTGTTTTCTCCTTTTAAATTTATCCCGCTATTTCCATAGCTGTAATTGTTGAATCAGCGACATCTGGAAATCCACCTTGATTACCAGGTCTATTTAAATACATAATTCCCCCATTAGTTCTTGCTCTCAAACTATATTGTATTTGACTAGTTGTTGATGGTGAGTCTAACCAAGAAAATACTAAATTGTAAAATCTATAAACAGATTGTCCTTCTTGAGGTATTCTTATTACTGTATCTCCAATTATAGTTGTACTGTCCCTTTGTAAATCAAAATGAACATTAGCTGTTTGAGTATCAGAACCAACATAAGAATTAACTAATAAATAAACTTTACTAGATGTAGCACTTGGTGTGATGTTTACATCTAATCCCATATCTGCAAATGAATTTGTATTATGAGCAGATGCACTAGAAAGCACAAAGTTTTGTACTTGTAAAACTTTCCCTGTATCAATCCCACTAGGCAAAGCAGTAACAGAACTGATTGATTGATTATTTAATCTGATTAATGCCATTATGCTAGTACCTCCATTGCGTACATTAATGTACATACACTTCCATGACCACCTATGCTAAAAGATGCACCACCATCAGATTTTTGTCTTAAAGTGTATGTTAAAGCTGATGTGCTTGAGGGTGAGTCAAGATAACTAAAACTTAACGCACTACTTCTAACAGTTGCTCCTTCATGGCTTACCAATCCAGAAGCAGAACCAGATACATCACCATGCAAATCACCATAACCAGACCTATTAAGACTTAAAATTCCTCTGCCTGTATCTACTTGCACTGTTGTATTTACATTAATTAAAACTTTACTACTTGTACTTGAAGGTGTGATAGAAACTGTAAATCCTGTGTTTGTATAACTAGATGATGTTGATACTGAAACAGTTGTATATGTAGCTTCTGTAATTTGACCAATCTTTCCTAAAGCCACTGAACTATCAATCTTACTAGCAGTTACTGCGTTGTTGCCTAACTTCGCTTCTGTAATTGCTCCGTCTGCCACAGTCGTAATTAACCCTGTACCATAATGTAATATCCAATCACAAGTATCACTTGCCGATACAGTGGTATCAAAGGTAATCGTTGATCCACTGACACTAAAGTTGCCTTGCTGTACCACACCACTAATACTAATCAATAAGTTATTAGCACTAGAAGGTACAAAGTTTACTGAGGATTTCTGTAAGGTGTAACTTGCTGAGCCGTCAAATGTTAAATTATCTAAAACTTCTACGTTGGATATGCTTTCAGTTCCTCTGCCTATATAACTCATAATTATGCCTCTGGTTTCTCTGGGAACTCTACAGCTTCAACATCTGCAACTGTCGATAATCCGTTAGTAATATCTCTTAATGCTTGTCTGTATGCTGTCATTTCAGCAGTCATGGTTTGGTCAGACAAAGCTAAGTAATCTGTTTTTGCTAGTAAGTGATTTCTATTTACTCTCAAATCTGATAATGCTCTTTCAAATTGTGTGCTAGTGTTAAACTCTAATAATTCTTGAGCCGTTGGTTCTCTTACAGTTTCAACACCATTAGTGTTAAGTACTACTTTACCTTCATTTGCCATTAAGTTCTTTTCACTCCATATATAGTTACTTTTGCTCTACCACCAAAACTTGCTCCACCATCTAAGAAAAAATAAAATCCTGTGTGAGTTCTAGTGCCAAAGTCAGTAGCCATGCCACCACCTACACAAGTTGCACCATACCCATCATTTCTATAATAAGGGATATGATAATTAAAAGTTGTCATCACAAGAGAATTTAATGGTTGATGCACCCATAAATAACCACCAGCACCTTGAGAAGTGCCTCCATAGTGTGTAACAGTTAGCCATGGATAAGAGTTTTGATAAACTTGTGACACATCTGATGAGTTTGAATTAATTATGTGAGAATATCCTCTATAAACATTGTCTGATGTAGCACCTGTATCATTATAAAATTTAAACTTAAAATGACTTCCACCAGAGTTAGTACCTATGTTATCAAAAATTACTAAATAGGTGTCATAACTAGAAGTAAAAATAGGATTTATACCATAGGCAGTTCCACTCATATCATAAGTTCCAATTTGAACTAAATTAGATACATCACCCGCACCACTCACAGTACCAGTAAAGGCATAAGTGTCTGCAAGGTTCATACTCTCTGCTTGTATTTTAGATAATGCCATTAGATACCAAATGCCTCCTTAATTTCATCTACTGTTAATCCTAAGTCTTGGAGTTTTTGTTTAGCAGATGCTTTTTTGTTTTCTATTTCAGTAGCTTCTTGAATAGCTTGTTGTTTTTGTGCTTTGACTTCATCACTATCATCAAATGTTCCGTCAGGTTGTTTAACCATATCTGCAAACACAGTATCAGCTACTTCTTCCCAACCTTCTACTGGTTGGTAGGATATCATTTTAACTATATTATTTTCTATTAATGCGTATTTCATTTTAAGATAACTTCCATATTTTAACTTCTGCAAAAATTTCATTAGTTCCTTGGTTTACATCTCTACCTAAACCATCACCAGCTTTTGAAGATGAAGTATAATGTCTTAGTTCAATATTTTTAGATGCACTTAAAGTAAATCTACCACTTAAAAAAGCATGACTTCCTTGTCCGCCATCAGAAGTAGCACTTCCCCCAAACAAAATATTACTACCATCAGATTCATTATATAAAAATATTCTATGCTGATTAGTTTCATAAGCAGGTGCTGAAGCCTCAACATAATAAGTTCCTGAAGGTAATGTTATTTTATTTGAAGATAAACTTGCTCCACTAATTTCATTAGTAAGAACAGTATTTAAATCTCTTATATTAAAAGAGCCAGATGCAGATGTACCACCAGATGTCGCATTAGACTTTTCATCTCTTACATGAAGTAGTTGTGTTTCAAAAATACCATTTACACTAGCACTACCACCTAAAGAAACAGCAGAGCCATTTAAAGTAATAGATGAGTTAGCAAGTTTAGAGTTAGCAATACTTCCCGCTAACATATCGTTAGTAACAGAACCGACTGCGGGTGTAACTGTCTGAACTGCCTTGCCAAGAAAAACACAATACATTGTATCAGATGCAGATGTGGCGGCACTGAGGGTTAATGCTGTGCCACTGGCTGTATAGGCGTAACTGCTTCCGGGTTCTTGTCTTACGTTATTGATGAACAGAGCAATCTCATTCTCATTTGCCACAGAGTGGTCGAGGGTATAGCTAGTAGTTGCACTTGTGGTAAAGTGCTGTACTGCAAATGAGGTATAAGCTAGAGCTGGTTCGTTTCCTATATACATTATGAACTAATATCGTCTACAGCTGATACCCAGGCATCTACACTTGATGCAGTATCAGATTGAACTTTTAAAGCATCCCCAGATTGAACAACAAGTTTTCCTGTACCTAATACTTGTAAAGCACCACCCGCTGGAATAGGTGCGGCTTTCACAAGATAAATATCATTTGAACCATCATTAACATAAACATCTACATTAATTGCAGTTGTAAGAATATTTGTTATATGAATACCTACAAGTGTGTCGTAGCTATTAGCTGTAAACAATGTACTTGCAGCAGTTCCTATGTTGTTTCCCGTATATCTCCTAAAATTTTGAGCCATTTTTTCTCCTTACTATAATGCCACTCCCATGGCTATACTAAATCCTTTCGTTGCTAGTGTTGATGCATCAACAGCAGCTACTTGCCATGATGATCCATTATAAACTTTTAACTCATTACTGCTTGTATTGAAATATAAATCTCCAGCAGTTAGTGCATCTCCGTCATTATCTACTGTCGGATCAGATGACTTAGCTCCCAGGTATGTATCGTCAAAATTATCAGCCGCAGCTTCAGCAGCTGTTTGTGCAGCTTCGGCAGCTGTTTGAGCTGTTTGTGCAGCTGTAGCAGATGTAGCAGCATTTGTTGCTTGTGTTGTTGCTGTTGTTGCAGATGTTGCTGCATTAGTTTCAGATGTCGCTGCATTAGTAGCACTAGTAGCCGCTTCAGTAGCCTTTGTGGTGGCTGTAGTTGCATGACCAGAAGCTGTAGTTGCAGATGATGCTGCGTTAGTAGCAGATGTAGCGGCAGCTGTGGCAGATGTCGCTGCATTGGTTTCACTTGTTCCAGCATTAGTTTCGCTTGTGGCAGCCGCAGTTGCTGAGTT